AATTTATAGGTGGGGTTAGTGTCTCTAAGATGTTGTTGATAATCTCGTTTTGTTTTTCTGATTTTATCTATGTTTTTTTCACGGTATTCTTTAATATACTCTTTACGATGTTCTTTGTTTTGATCATACCAAGTTTTTGACTTTTTAGAAAGATATTCAGCGTTATTATCTCTCCATTTTTTATCCGCAACTTTTTTACCACCAATATTTCTTCTACCCGACGGACCTAATTTAACACCATTTTCTTTAAGTATTCTTAACACTTGTTGTTTATTAAGTCCTATTTTTTCCGAAATTGTTTGACTCCCAATCAAATCCTCATTATACATCTTAAGTATGACTTTAATTTCTTCTTCTGATGGGATATATTTCTTCATATTTATAAATATAAGATATTAATCCAAAAAACATATAGTTAATATAAAAACATAAAAAAGGAGACAATTTCTTGTCTCCTTTGAGGGTTATTTATTAAGGTTTTGATTATCTCAATTCTCTTAAATCGAATGTTCTAACACCATCTACGGTAATGCGGCCATAAAACCGGTTATTTACCATCTTTTTTGCGTATCTCGTCATTATTCCTTTGATCGGAGTAAAGTTGAACGGATTGTACATTGTAGGTGTTAATTGTAATGGTACATACGGTGCGTAGATGTAACCTGTGTCTAACAATGATGTTCCTTTATGTCCTAACAAAACTGTGTTTGGTGGGAAGTAAGGGTCACGGAAAACTTGGTAACGTCCTGCTAATGTCCCAACTCTTTCAATACCCATATTGTATTGGTCTTGTTCAGGAGACGCATTAGATACGTGGAAGTATTCTAAATCATCAAAGATTGCAGAAATCTCAGAAGAAACAACGATCCAGTTAGCTCCACCTCTCAATGTAGATTTGTGGATTTGTGCTGACAATTGGTTGATCGCAGTAATCAAAGTTTGATTCCAATCTTTTTGAGTGTAAGAAGTTGTTAAAGACAATCTTCTCCATCCATTATAATCCCAACGTAAGTTCCAAGCTGCACCTTTACGTAAGTCACGAAGGATCTCACGGTCAATTTCAGCCGCAACTTGTTCTGATAATAAAGCCGTTAATTCAGCTTCAGCATCAATGTTGTGGAATGCCGCAACGTCTTGTGCCATTTCTGGAGACCATTGTGCTCTTAATTTTCTTTCAGTTACAGAAACTGTTACAGACTCTAAGTCAAAAGAAACTTCACCAATTTGGTCTTCAAATTCCATATTAGCATACGATCTATAAACTGTTGAGAATGATGATGCAGATGCTGCAGAAAAAATTGTAGTTCCTGTGTAACCATCCATAGTCTCACCACAAGTAACACATGCTGGACAAGATAAATCTACTTCAAGATAGATACAACCAGTTTGGTCACAAATATCATTGTAAGATCCACCATTACCACCAGTCGTTGTAGTTCCTGGGAAAACAGTTGGTGTTTGAGTAGATGTTGGTTGTACAATTCCTTTACCATATATTTGAGTTACAACTCTAAATAATAAAGAATTTGGTTGACCTGCATCGTTTCTCATAACATTACAAGGTGTTGTAGATGCTGACATTCCATCACCTGGTGCTTGGAAAACTCTCAAGTCAGATAAGAAACTTTCATTATCAATTTCATTTCCATCAGGTCCGATTAATTTACCAACACCCGCGTTTCTGAATCCACACATTTTAACGATTACTTTTCTAACGTTAGTAGAAGCGGTAATATTAAGTCCGTTATCTATAGATCCATTAACCCATTGTAACATAGTTGCACTGTTAGTAATTGCAGTCCATTTACCTTTAGAGTAATCAAACAATCCTGGAGGATCTAATTGACCTTCAGAACCTTCATAGAATAAATCATAAAGATTTTTTGAAAATGCGTTTGAGTTAGGTGGGTAACCAGCTCCAATAGTTGATGAATCAATTGTTGAATTGTTAGGTGATCCTACAGGTGAGTAATGTGTTCCATTACCATCATAATCATTTACTGGTGTTTGTTCAACACTACCAGCACCGTATCCTTGGATACGAGGTACAAAGAAGAACAATTTACCGATTGGTAAGTTCATTGCTTGTACAGAAACGATTTCGTTTGCCAATAATTTAGAGAAAACTCTTCTTACGATTGGGAAAACAACAGTTTCGAATGCTCCGTTAGAACCTTCAGAAGTTGCTTCGTTAATCAAGAAAGATGCTTGGTTTTCATACAACTGTGCAACGTTTTCTTTTAGGTGACCTTTAAGGCCTTCAAGGAATCCTAATTTATCCCATTTGTTTATAGTATCTTCTTTGATAACTTTAAGGTGTTTTAACCCGATGTTACCAACAAGACCTGATTCTAATAATGCTCCCATTTTTTTGGTTTTTTATTTGTTTTTAGTTTATTTTTATTTTAATTTTGACATTAAATCTTTCATTCTCATAAATTGAGGATTTTCATACGTTTTAGATTCGATCAAGTTTGCTGCCGATCCACTTGTAGGTGTTTTGATCAGATTTCTTTCGAAAGATTCGTTAATTGTATTATCCGTACTTGTTGTAGTTGAAAGTTCGTCTTTAATTGTTTTGTATAGATTTTTAGATTCTTTAATAGTTTCAACACCATCAAATCGTCTTAATACATTGATCTTTTCTTGTTTTGTTGTAGAGTGTTCAGTAAACAAACGAGTAGCGTAAGCTAAGTTTGAGTTGAATACTGCAACCTCATTCAATTTAGTTCTGAAAAGATTAAGTGCTTTTCTATACTCTTCATTTTTTTCTCTAAGTAAGTTTAACTCTTCGTTTTTAGATTCTAAGTTTAAGTTTCTATTAGGTGTAATACCTTTTCTTAAACCACGACCTGATTTAGATCCGTTACCATAAGTTCTTGAAGCCTCTTTAGTCTCCACTTTTTTAACTGTTGGTTTTCTAATTGGTCTTTTAGTTTCTTTTCCTGTGTTAACTTCCTCCTTATATTCGAATTTTGCTTTACCCATTCCAACACCTCTTGTTCCTTGTTTTTTCTTAACATCGAAACCTCCGTCTTGGTTAGGTTTTTTTCCGTATTTGAATTTTGATGCATTACCCATACCAATTCCTTTAGATTTGAATTTTGATGATTCCATAACAAATTCTTCTTTGTCATCGGAATCCATATCTTCTTCTTCAGTCATATCGAAATAATCATCTTTGATTGGTTTCATTCTACGACTTGGCATTTCGTACTCTTCTTCTTCAAAATCCATGTCAGAATCCATAAAGTCTTCATCATCCATATCAGAATCCATAAAGTCTTCATCATCCATTTCAGAATCAATATGTAATTCATAAATTACACCTTCATTTTCCATTTCTTCTTCCTCTTCTTCTTCCTCTTCTTCGTCAAATTCATCATATGATTCTCCAAGTTGAATTAGGTAATCTACGTCTTCATTTTCATCAGATAAATGCAACATATCGTTTTCCTTTTTTACGATAATACCATCCTCATCTTTCATTGCTTTAAATACACGAAGAATTTCTTCGTCAGAAGCACCTGTTAGATCGATTGTATCGTCATCAACATCCATATCCATGTCCATATCCATTTCGTCGTCAGAATCCATATCCATTTCATCATCCATACCCATGTCCATATCCATTTCCATTTCGTCATTATCAGCGTCGGTATCAACCTCAGCTTCTAGATCAATCTCCTCATCGTCTTGTTCGTTGAGAGATTCCTTTACTAATTCTTTGATTTCTTGCGTCATTGTAGATGCAAGTATTCCTTGTGCGTTTTCAGCGATCACATTCTCCAAGTTTCTTAACTGGATGAATGTGTCCTCAACTAATGATTCTTTTTTGTTCATTATTTTTGAATAGTTTTATTGATAAATACTTGACTATTACAAAAAATTCACTTTTATAGTTGTTTTTATTTAAAATAAAATTTTTAGGGCATAAAAAAAAGGATGAACATTTGTCCATCCTTTCTTAAAAATTTTAATTTAGTTAGTCAATAACCTCATCAATTTTACTTTCAGTAATTGAAGTGATTCTCCAATCCATTGTATAATTTTCATATACTTTAGTGACTTTAGCCTCAACATCGGTTGGAGTATACCCCATTACCAATTTCTCTTCTCTCATTTTTTTTACTTTACCTGACTCTGTATCTAACAGGTCTGATGTAATTTTTGCTACGAAATACTTTTCTCCTTGTTCCATTTTATTTTATTTATCCAAATAATCGGATAATCTTTTCATTAAGTCAAGTGATTTGTTTCCGGATTCCCCAACATGACGATCAACGGTCATTTTTTTCTCTTCTTCTAAGTTCTCATCATATTTGTGTCTATCGTCTCTATTTAAGAATAGGTACGCTCCTGGTGTAGATGGTGAAGATACAAGGTCAAAACATATTAACTCAAAATCTTCTTGTACTTCGTTTTGTTCCCCCACTTTTTTAAGTGATCCAACGCCACGAGAAGATATTCCCAAAGTCACTCCTTGTCTTAGGTAGTTTGCTGCCAAATCACCTTTAGTAGAACATACACCACTTTGGTGGAATCCAGGACTTGTTAATAGTTTTAATTTACCCAATAGAACAGGACCTTCCCAAAACACTTCAGTGATGATGTGTGAAACACGATCAAGATCAATAAGTGATGATTCAGGGTGGTTTAACTCCGAAAGTGAAGTTCCCTTCTCAATCATCTTCTTATAGTTCTGAGCTTCTCGTTCAAGAATCTTTTTAGGATATACTCTACCATTTCTATTTGGTGTGTCGTATTTCTGTAATACGGCATAAAATTCAAATGGTTTTGAGTGGTCTAAAAAATTCTTAGATTCTTTAAGTATTTCTGAGTTATATTTATCTGTGGGGTTGATGTAACCGGCATCGTATTCAACAAGAATTCCTCTACCTGTTTCATTTGGTCCTAATATTCTATTTTCGTTCATATCAAAAGTTTTATATATAAATATTAAACTTTTTCTATTTTTACCTTATTTGGTTTCACATTTCCATTTTTTGTTAAAGAAAACTTAAAGTTTTCGTTTTTGATAAGAACATCATCATATATTCCTTTGACGATGGTTTTTAATTTTCTCTTTAGTTTTGTATCTTTAAAGTCTAATTCATCTATTAGGAACAAATTAATTTCAAGGTTCATAAACGATTTTTTCTTTGGTTGTAGTCCGCTTGTTCTTAGGTCCATATCAACAATAAATTTGTCGTCAAACAATGTTTTATCTATATGTTCATATACTGAATGTTTAATAGATCTACTCATATTTAGTACAATTCTTGACCAAGATTCTGGATCAATTTTGGGTTCCACCCAAGTTTGTAAGTTAAGGTATAGGGATTTAAAATCTTTGGAGTTTACTGTTCCGTATATCACCTTTGAGGATCTATAACCAATTAATTTGGAAGC